TCTGTAGCGTTCTGAATAGTTACTGCTGTGTTTTCAGCCTTAGCTGACGCAACACCACGGGTAGGCTTAGGGATATGAATAGTATCGCCTTTCTTACCTTGCATTGCAATCTTCTTGACCAGAGGTGCAAGAACTAAAGTTTTCTCATATGCTGCAATTACTTCATCTGACCAAATTTCGGGGATGAATGTTGCTGCATCAGTGTTACCTACCATACCGCCTGTTGCGGGATATACGGAAGTAGCCATTTTAAATTTCTCTCTATATTAGGTTATTTGACCCTCTTTTCAGCGTATGCTTGTTGTATATCATCTGAAAGAGCTAAGTAGCGTTCTGGGTCTGTTTTCATTAGTTTAATAATATCAGCTCGTCTATAAATTTTCTTGGAAGAACTAGAGTCTGGGTTACCACGCGCATAACCATTTGACCCTTCTTTGACAGCCTTCTGCCTTCCATTTTTCTCAGCCTGTAAAGTTTGATTGATAGCACCTGAGCGATCTTTCCATAAAGAGAAAAGTTCATTAGCTGCTTCCATGTCAAAATGCTGGTCTGCCTGTACGAACATACGAGTCCTTACAGTTGAAGCTTGAATCCACTCAGCGAACTTGGGGTCTTTTACAATCTCAGGTATCTCTGGATGGGTTTGTTGAAGAGTAGCCATTGACGTTTGTTGTTTGTACGCCCTTGTTGACTCTTCTGCTGCTTTAACTGACGGATGATTCTCAATAGCTCGACTGATAGCCTTCTCAGGGTCAGAATAAAAATCTATATCTTCATCTGTGTCACTTGAAACCTTTTCTGTTTCCTGTGACTTGAGTTGTGTATTGATATAACTGTCAACTACGTTACGTAAATCACCTACCTCAGTGCTTTGACGCCCTAGGAGCTTTTCAGCCTCTTGGTGCATTCTTACCACATCTTCTAGTGTCTTACCATTGTACTTGTCAGGCACTGTCTCAACAATTTCAGGTTCTGCTTGTTCAAGCTCCTGTGGTGCTGTATCTTGTGCCATCTCTTCTAAGCTATCAAAACGCTCATTACTTATGTCCTCATTTTCGAGGATAACTGCTGCCATATTAAACTCCGTACCTTAGTATTATGGAGAAAGATTAAAAATGAAAGCTTCCTAGGATTAGGAGTTAACTTTCTCTGCCTGTACTCTTCCACGTTCATGTTGTTTAGCCCACTTAATAGATGCTCCAGCAAAGTCGCCAGAGAAAGGTACTAAATAAGATCGTGGAGAGCAAAGTTGTCTGGTTGCTAGTGCATCACAGGACTTACATTTCATAAAGTCAGGTGAGCCTTTAACCATGTGTTCGTTTGTGTGGCCTAAATCACACTTGTAATCATAAAATCTATACATCGTCTAAAGACCTTTGTGATTCTTCTTGACCAATGCGAGTAGTTTCTTCTAGGTTAAGAATAGTGCCTAAGATGTTAAGCTGGCCCTTACGGAAGTAAAGGTCTTTCTCATCTTTAGCACTTTCTACTGAGTCAATGATAGGGACGTTAAGACTTAAATCTTTAATCAATGCTTTCCAACCTTCTGTACGAAAGAGGTCATTCATATGTCTAAAGTAAATCTCTAATTCATTATCTGTCATTTATTCTGCCCATTATAACATATATTTACGTTAAAGTCAAGATTTTTCTTTACTTTTCTTATTAAGTGTGCTAGGAGACTCTAATACTTCCACTTGCTCCTCTAGCTTGGCTATCCTGATCAAAAGCCTGCTGTAACTCTGGTTGATTTGCTCCACTACTTGCAGGAGTTCGCGTTGGGATACCATTTTGTGTTCCTTGTGATTTAAATTCAATTGCTTTATCTTTTAAGATGCGATCTGCAACAGCAAGTCTACGCTCAAATTGCTTATCGTCCTCATTTCCTTCCTTAATGTTGGCTGTGATAGCCTTAATACGTTCAATCTCAAGCTCCTGTGGGACTGCCTGAGTCTCTGCTGCTAACTTACTTGCTCTAGCATTAGATTCGTTAGCTTGGCTGCCTAAAGCGGCTGTTTGAGACGCTTGGAACCCTAATTCAGCTTGTCTAGTTTCTTCACTTGCTTGTTGAGCCTCTGGTGAAGGCGCAGCGGCCTTATCAATTAGACTAATCAACTCTTCACGATTAGAAACATTCATATTATCAACAATAGACTTAAGCATGATAGGGTAGTAAGGCGTATCTTTACCCATAGTCTGTAGTAACTGTACAAGTTGACTAACTTCATACTCTCTTGCAACAATACCTAAGGTAGATGTAGCATTAAAGTTGTAATCTGACACAGGGTAAAGCTCAGGCTCGTACTGCATATAACGACAAGCAGCCTTAGATACAAAAGGTATCAAAAAAGACTCTTGAAAGTTAATTAGGGTGCGCTTGTGTCGCTTAATGATAGCACCTAAAGACATCGAAATGCCAGCAGCAGTAGCTTCTCCGTTAATCTGACCACCAACACCAGAAGAATCTACGGCACCTGTCGATTGCTGTACCATAGATTGTAGTGCCGCAGCCTGAGCAAAAGTTATTTGACTTACATTGCCAAAGTTGAATGGGTTAATAATCTCACGAGGGTCGCCATTAGTTAATAAAAGCTTACCAGCACGAATCTCTGGCTTAGTGCCTCTAGGGATGCGTGTAGCGTCCATAGCCAGCATAGGGTGTACTGTGAGTGCTAGGGCGTCTATACGTGCTCGTAGCTCCGCGTCTAGTGCTTTCTGGCTGTTGTAGCCCTTCTCACATACACCACGGCCCCAGAAGCGGCTAGGTACTACGTCCCAAGGGAATGCAACTACAGGACGATCTTTCATCATGTATGGACTAGGCTCTGCTTTAAGTAAGTGAGCTTCGTTACCTACAATAACAACAGCTTCTATGTAATAACCTTCTTTGTCATCTTCATCTAATTCGTAGTCAATCTCTTTTTCTAGCAAATGACGAGGGACTAATCCATAATATTTAGTAAGACGTACTTTATCGTCTTGATGTACAGTTAGTTCACTGTCAGGCTCTAAGTTAAAGTCCTCACTAGCATTACCTAAGTAAACATCGTTGTACACACCTTGTTCTTGTAGTTGTTCTACGATATGCTTACCGACAAACTCGTCAATGGCTACACCTAAGGCTTCCTCTACGTTAGTGGCTACAGGGTCAATACGGAAGTTCTGAGGCAGTACAGGGCGTAAGCGTACCTGAGTTCTCCTACTTATGTTGACACCCACAGCTTCCATAGCACCACCCATAACTTTCTCAGTGGCTGGCTTCATTTCATTAATTTCTTCTAAGACAATCTCACCAATGCCATTACCAAAGACAGCAGCGTTAATAAGACATTCACTTACGTCCCTGCGTATTTTGGCTTTGTTAAAGTCCTCATGTAGTTTATTACGTAAGAACATGATGTCCTCAGTCTCTGAGTCACCCATGTTATCTTTAATATCAAAGTATGACCCACGCCCAAAGGTAGCCTCTTCAATCTCTGCTACGTTAGACTCTACAGCTTGTTGTAAGGCAGGTGCAATGATCTGACTACGCTCTGAGTTTCTAGTCTTATCCTCAGCAGCCCAAATACCACGCCATAGACGATAATATTCCTCATGCTTTTGTGAGTAGTTAGTTTCGTAGTAGTCTCCCCAATCTTCTACTTTTGCCATTACCCATGACTCAAGGCTTTGCTCAATAATAATAGGGTCAGTTGATTCGTTGTTATCTTCTGATGCGTACAGTTTCATAGTTTAATATCCACTTATTGAGTCTAGTATCTCAAAGTTATCTAGTTCTTCAAAGTTACCAGCGTAGGTTACTTTAGCGAGTTGATCTATATAGGCTAAGGAGTCTATCAAGTCATCGTGTGTTAATGGGTCAGGGAACTGGAACAACTCGTCACAGAAGCGTGAGTGCCATTCCTTCTTCTTTTTGTTAAGGGTTATACGTCCATGCTCAAAACGACCTTGTAAGGCCCACATGATTCTGTCTGTCTTCTTTTGGTTACCATGAGTAAGTTCCTCTACTCTAAAGTAAAAGTTCTGACGTTTCATCATATCCATTATAGGAGACATAACAGCTTGTTTAGATATACCTTTTTCTATTCCTACAGAAAGGGGTTTATAGTCACGTACTGCTTGGAATATTTTCTTCGCTGTTTCATCTAAAGTCCACCTACCATAGATCATGTCTTCAATAAACCAACCTTCTTCATTAACAAAGACAATGGCTAGGGAAGAGTTATCTAAGCGGCTAGTGTTACCTTTCTTCTTACTGACATCTTGGAAACCAGCTAAGTCAATAGCAATGTAGTAGTCTCCGTCACCT